TCAAACCACCCTGTCGTCTTCGATCACGCTGTTGATGAAGAACGTCACCCGCCCCATGACTTCGACCTCTTCCGCCGCTGCCCCCTCGATCGCTTCGCCATCATCCGTGATTAACGCCCGACCCATGACCCGGGCAAACTGAGTTCGACCGCCGGACAGAATCAGCAGAACCTGATTCTGTACCAGCCTGGTTACTGGCTCGATAACTGCGAACCCGGATGACGTTTCGAGAATGCGGCTGTCAATGCCAATTCCGCAGATGGTTTCAGGACAAAGCCTGCGCTCTACGTAATCCGTCGCCGGTGAAGGGAAGCCCATCAGATCACCCTCCCCATGTTACGCAGGATCCAGTACCGGTTATCGCTACCGTCTGTCGTCTTGTCAGCGAAGCCTGGCTGATTGCGCTCTATCCATGCATTGGCGTCGGCTCGGTTGAAGTGCCAGTTAAAACCACGCAACTTTTCTATAAAGCTGTCTGTTCTCAGGTAGCGGTAGCCCTTTGGGTTAAGCTCTATGGCCGCAATAAAGGCGGCCTGAATATCTGAAATTCGGGGCATAATCTGCACCCCCTTTATTACTGTGTTTATATACAGTAGTTTCTAATGGAATGCAGATCAATTTGGGTTCGCCTATTAATTTTTAAGGCTGAATGTCCTCAGGCTGCTCTGTCAGTTCAAGAGAAGCTTCGGAAGCTCTTGTTTTCCAGATGCTATCCTCTGGCATATCGAGGCGAACGTCGATCCAGCTATTGGCAGGAACATCCATAGGAGCCCCTTTTGTTTTGACGATCTCCCCTTCATCGCTCAGCATGTATTTCCGCTTAAAAAGCCGAATCGTCAGCCCACCGCTTTCTGTCTGCTCAGCTTCAACTACACCCACCTCTCCCATTCCACCCGGGTCCATTGGCGGCAGCAGCTGCCAGCCTTCTGATGCCAGGCCTGCCGAACCAGTCAGCAAATAGATACCTACATCTAGCCGGGAAATTTTGATTCCCTCCGCCTCAGCGTTAGCTGTACCGCATCCGCACCAGACAAAGTCATTTTCATCAATATCGGTGCGCTGATTCTCGTTCTGAGATTTCACGATTCTCGCCACCGGCGAAGCTGCTTTCAGCGTGCCATCAGAGGCTTTAGTGGTATTTTCAGAAGTGTAAACAACTGAGCCTGGCTTCACAGACAGCATTGTTGAAAATGCATCGGTGCCATTATTTCTTCCTGCAATCTGGTAAGAGACGGCACCACCAATGCCTGCAACACCAGCCCTGAAACGAGGAGTACCGTTAACCATCACCGTATGAGCCCATACACTACCAACAGTTGAAAGTCCTTCAACGGTAAAAGCGTAAGGGTTACCAGCGATACCGGCGATATTCAGGGAATTCGTTAACGTTCCTCCGCCAGTACCAAGAGCACCAAGTGCTGTTAGCGCTTCATTAGCTGTTTTCGCTCCCGTACCGCCCTGTTCAATGCTGAGCGCGGTAGTCAGCCCGGAAAGGCTGGTGATGTCGCTGTTTGCCCCTTTCTTCGCCAGCGATTTCTGACCCGGTACCGTGACGGCCACACCGTTAATCGTGATAGTGACGTCTGTAGTACCGTTCATCACGTCAGCGAAGCCGCTCATGTAGCGCTGGTACATCGTGAAGGTTTCAGCAATGTCCTGCGCCAGGCCATCCACGCTCAGGCTGTCGCTCAGCAAAATGGAATACTTCGTTCCCGCCGGTATTGCAGGACTTGCCGCAGGAGTCACTGTGAGACTTGTTGCCCCGCCGATAGCAGTGATCTGGAATACCTGAGCGGGACTGGTCAGCGCGATGACTGTGCATCCGTTGCGGATAAGCGAGCCCGCGGCAGTAAAGTTTGTACCCGTTCCGGTAAGCGTATTGCCGCTGATCGCAATTGTGCCTGTTGTGTAAATCATATTTTCTCCACGCAATAAAAAACCCCGCCGTGGCGAGGTTTTATTTAAACGTTATGGGTTATTTGCAGGTTGTTTCGGTAAATGTATTCGCACTTACCCAGCGCCAGCTGAATGGGTATCCAGCCCGGTATTGCGTCTGATTGTTTTGTTTGCGCACACCGTAAATCTGAACCGTATTTTCCTGACCACCAACGATGGCCGTGCCGCTGCAAACTGGTCCCTGTTTCTCGAGTACGCCAGCACAGCCTGAAAGCATGACAGCCCCAGCCAAACAGATAAGTCGCTTAATCATTTTGATGATATCCAGAGGTATTCATGAACTTAGACAATACCAATATGAAAGAGGTGGGTATAATTGATTGGATAGATCAATTATCAGTTATTGATCGCCCAAAACGATCAATCAGTCATAGGCCGCTGTATTTATCGCGGTTAAGGAAATCCCAGTATTCGTTCCCCCTCCCGGAGAGCCTGTACCAGTGGAGGTCCCCCCTGCGTTTATCCTTGTATTGGCCCCGTCAAACCTGCACGCCGAATAAGCATTAATGGTATAAACTGTCGGAGGCTGGGTTGAGTTATTCACAACGATGCTCTGGCCAAGCTGTGCAGGTGCAACAGCCCATGACCCGCTAAGTGTCTGATCGATATTTATCCCGCCGTTTGCGCCAGGCGTTCCAATTGTCTGTAGGTCTGACAATACCCGGGACTCATTAGTGAGCACCAGCTTTCCTGCCGCATCCCAGATGGCCATCCCCCATTTAGGTAACGCCTGGGGAAATATGGCAAATATATATGCGGTTAACGTGAAGCTCTGGTTATAGGGATTAACCCCCGCGACATATACATTTCCGCCGTTCCGGTAAGATATTACTGGCGTGGGCTGGGCGGTATTTGTGGTCCTGATAAATACCATCACAGGGTAGTCAGCATTTAATGCAATATTCTGAGCAACCTGCTGCGAACTGCCATTAGCAGAGGAGTTGAAAGTGTACTTGCCGTAAAGACAAAAAGGCGTTGACTGGGGCGTTACAAATGGGTTCCCATTGTCCATTAATATCATCGCGCCAAATTCGGCCATTATGCTTTCTCCATGAAAACGACCACTTCACACTTTGAGGCCGGATAATTACCCAGGCCTACAGAAGATGCTGCGCTTACGGTTATTGTACCCCCTGACGCGACAATGCGCCGCCCTACGCTGTTACCTCCTTCATCAAGTGAAAGAACAAAACCAACTTTCATTCCTGAGGGCACCGTAAAAGACCAGCTGCCGGAGGTTTGCCCGGCAGCCAGCTGTATTCGCCCAACGACGGAAACGGGTTTGATGCCATAGTTGTTAGGTTTTCCTGAAGCATCCCAGGTCTGTATTCCGTAAGCCATATCAGAACACCCCCGTTAATCGGCCAACCTGCACCCTGAGAACGTTACTGCCGTCTTTGACGCTGATTGTCTGGTTGGTCTGCTTCATGGCCCCTTCCCCGGCTGTCGAACCGTAGTTCTCAAACGTCCCGGACTTATCCAGTTTCCACCCAACAGAGCCAGCAACATAATTGTTCGACTGGATAAAATTACCAATCTTTGCGTTGCTGATAGTGCCGTCCTGGATGAACGCATCCCGGATGAAGGTCTGTCCGTTCTGAATTACGAACGGCAAAGAGACCGACCCTCCAGCCTGCGCCATTACAGCTAATCGGTCAGCCACAAACAGCACCTGTGATTGCATGCCGGACGGCGTATTCTGAACACCAATCCCCATCCCTGCTGCATACTGATTACCATTAGAATCAACAGCGACCTTGATGCTGTACATCGCATTCAGGTCGCCGTTGACGTTCGCAATGGCCTGCGCGTTGGTGGTGATCGCTGAAGTGTGCCCGTTGATGGTCGCCGTAATGCCGTTTATCTGCGTGGCCGTGGCCTGCTGATAATTGGAAAACGTCTGGTTCAGGCTGTTGATTGCTGCCTTGTTGCCGTTCACGTCAGTCTGCAAACTCAGCAGCGAACGCGCTGTTGCCTCCCTGTCGCTTGCCATAACATTATCAATACGTTCGATGCTGGCCTTACTGTCACCGTACTGCGCGCTGAGTCTCACCTGCTGATCAACCTGCGACAGCGTACTCGTTATTAGCGCGATGGAGTTACTCTGAATGCCGCCGCTGGCAGTATCTGTCCTTGCTCCCAGTTCCTCCAGACGGGATGCCATTGATGAAGTCGTGTCGGTGACAACCTGTCGCAACGTGGTGATATCAGCAGTATTTTGCGAGCTGGCTTGCTCGGCCGCATCTGCCTTACCTGATGCAGCGTCAGCTTTACTCGAAGCCGAATCAGCTTTATCAGAAATGACCTGAGTACTCGCAGTAAGCTGGTCGACAGCTGTCGCCCTCGCCTGCGTTTCATCTGACAGAACCTGCCTTACCTCGGTAATTCCCGCCTCGTTCTGCTCAGTTTTTGCCTCAAGACGGGTAACATCAGTTACGCGTGCCTCCGTCTCAGTGGCGATCACCTCCCTGAGCTGTTCGAATGTCGCAGAGTTAGCACCCTGCTGCGCAGTCTGGCGCACAACAACATCAGCAATAGCCAGGGCGTTGCCGATGATTGCTTCTGCTGTCTGCTTATTCGATCCAACCGCCGCTGCAAGACCGTTTGCATTCTCTTTGATTGCATCAGCCAGTTCTGCGAACTTTTCACTGCTCTCCACCGCGCTCTCGATCAGGTCTTTGAACGTATCAGTCTCTTTAATCTCCTCCAGGATTGCATCGGTGATATCGGATACATCGATGCTGGCCTGCCCGCGCACCCAGTCGGTCCATCCGCTCTGATTCCCGATCCTGTCGACAAGCCGCGCCTGGTACCAGAATTCCTGCCCCGCCTTCAGCCCCATCTGCTGATAAAGTTTCTGCGGATACGGTACAGATGCCAAAAGCATCGGATTCGAACCGTCAGCGGCAATGCTGTATTGCAGCTCTGTGCTCAGGGTGTCGCCGGTATTAGCCGGGAATCCCCAGGTGACGTTGATTCCGAATACGACGTCTTCGGAGGCCTTAAGCCCGACAGGTTTGGGTACCTCACCCGCGCGTCCCTTCAGGTGTGTAAGCGCGGAAGTTGACCAGAGACTCGATGCACCGCCGGAGTTGATCGCGCGTACACGGACCAGATAATCACCCTCGAAGATGCCAGGCACTTCGATATTGCGAAGACCGGTCTCCGGTACGTTAACCCACTCATTGTCGCCGCGCTTCCACTGCACCCGATAGGCTATGACATCCGCCTGTGGTTTGCCGTTCTTGTCGACCGGCGCATCCCAGGATGCCGTCAGGGTAGCCACTCGCTGCCCCTGGCGCACTGCGTCATAGCTCGCTACCACGATATTGGTCGGCTGGTTGACGAGGCCGGTTGGTATCAGACTGATTGGCGGCGTGTCCAGGCGGGCATTGTTATCGACCGCATCATATTTTGATGCGTTATATTCGGCCCCGGTGATAGTGAAGGTGTTTTCTTCATCATCAAATCTCAGGTTCGTAACGCGGAAGTATTGCAGGCGCAACTGCCCTGCATCGATGACGAATACAGCGTTAGGTAATGGCTCTGCCGTGAAAGGCGTGGCGATCACCAGCTGCGTGCCGTTTACGGCCTGGATCACCCTGCTTTCGACGGTACCGCCCCGTGTGCGGATCATCAGTGTGTCACCCGCAACGGCACTGGTTCCCCGATCGGTTGTCACAGCCTTCAACCCGGCGTTATATCCGGTTATACGCCCGCCATAAACACGCCCTGAAAGGCGTTCGTCAGCAAATGCAAACACGGTACCCGGCACGTAGACATAGCCATCAAGCCCGGTCTGTAGCGTAATAATCCTGTCGAGTGAGTTGGAATACACCGCCCACCCGCCACGGCGCTGTGCTTCGCTCTCGCGCGTACAGCCGATTGCGGTGATCTGCGTCTGCTTAAACTTGAACTGCTTAACCAGGTCCGGGAACATCACCGCTGTTGTGCGGTCCTGATAGTGATTGTCAGGGTCGCTGAAGTTAATTAGCGCGCTGGAGAAGCGGGTCTTTTCACTGCCGCTCGAGTAAACCGGTTTGCCCACCACCGAAGCGCGGGTAAGGATTTGCAGCTTCGACGTATCCGCCGGCATGTCCGAGACAACATTGAACATGTTGTTGCCCCAGAACGTCATGCCATTGAACCCTGCGGCGATATCCTTGATCACCTGCCAGGCGTCGGCCTGCGCCTGAATGTACACGTCAAACATGAAGCGCGGCTCGGTACCGCTTCCGCCTTTCCCGTCGGGTACCTTCTGGTCGCAGCGCTGGGCGATGCGATAGAGCTCCCACTTATCGAGCATTTCTGGCATCACGCGGCGGCCAAGTCCGAAACGCGGCTCAGTGAGCACATCGAACCAGATCCACGCTGGGTTATTCGTCCAGCCCCACTTAAATGTCCCGTCCCATGTGCCGCTATAGGTTCGGGCTATCGGATCGTAATTCGAAGGGATGCGGATAATGCGCCCCTTCGGTTTACAGGAAATCTTCGGGATATTGTTGAAAGACTTGGCGTTAAACGACACATACAGCAAAGCAGTGTGCGGATAGCGCAGGCGAGCATCGATCACCTCAGTGATCGCCTGTACCTGCGTTTTGTTCTGCAACATCTGGCTGGTGCTGTCATCAGTGTCACGCACCACGCGAATCTGCCAGCCAGTGCTGGCTTTGGGAAGATTAATACGGTGGGTTAGTTCATAGAGCGAACTGAGCTTCTCTGTGACGGTTCTTGTCATGACCGTAGAGAACGCACCACCATCTACAGCAAGATCGATATGGTACTTTACGGTAGTGCCGACAATATCCCCGTCGTTTTCCTGCTGCTGCAAACCCGGAATACCAATGCGAACGAGCACAGCGTCAATCTGGGTGTTGCTCAGCGCGCGCGTCCAGGGCGTGGCTTTTGTCAGCGATACGCCGACTGTAGTTTCGTTCTCCACTGCGGGGAAACCCGGAATCGGCGTCTGGGTCTGTGTGCCTGGCCGAAATTCCCAGGAAACGTTTTCAAAGTTCATCGTTCCGTCTGAGTTTCCCAGCGGCGTACCGTCCAGGAAAATGCTGGTCGCATCCAGACCACCAGCAAACTCACCTTCCCCGAGCGCCAGCAGCATGCGGCAGCGCGCCATTGACTGCGCCGAATCAGGCTGTTCTACAGGTGTGTGCTGCTTCTGGCTGCCACCCTTTGCACCAGTGATCGCTTCCATATTACATCCATAAAAAAAGCACCCGACTGGGTGCTTGATATTCAGAAAGGAGTTATCAGATGTCTTCGGCGACTATGCCAGCGCTGATGATGGCGCCGCCAATCTCGCGCTCACCATAGAGAAGCGCGACCGGGTTTCCCATCGCAAGGGTATTCACCGAGCCACCAAAGGCATAAGAGGGTTTATTGTCAGGGTCGTCTCGCCCCTGTAACCCTTTGGGCTGGGGCGAAAGCATCTGGTAAATACCGCCGGCCATCATTGACGCGCCCGACATGATAAGTCCGGCCCCAAATGTCAAACCTGCGCCCGTCCAGCCGGTTGCCACTCCAGTAATAACACCAGCAACAACCATCACGGCGCCGAGGATTGTCTGGAACATGCCGGCCTTCTTCGCCCCTTCCATAACTGGCGCTATGCGAATATCGCTATCGCCTGCCAGCTCCTGGAAGTCCTGCACGCCTATGTTGCGCTTACCGCGAAACACCGCGAAGGTCATGCCATTTTTTTTTGCATTCATCAGATAGTCTTCCAGCCCGTCGAAGTTGATACACAGGGCTTTGACCGCTTCGGCAGATGTCTGCACTGCCAGTTTGTGCACGCGCCCGAACCGGGCGCCCAGGGCGCCATACAGACGAATAGTGGTTAAACGCGCCATGGCTTTATCTCCTGTGGCAGGTCTTTGTGACGAACGCAGATCATTGTGCGGTCTTTGAAATAGCCTCGGGCATACGGGGTAATACATGAAGGCTGTCCGTAAAGGTGGTGGAGCAGTTCACCTTCTTCAGTGATGATGCCCGCATGGTTCCACTTATCTGATTCAACCTGCATGATAACCATGCAACCTGGTGCGGGGTCACATTCAATGAAACCCTCCTTCTCCCAGTTTTCGAAATAGAGGTTGTCCGGGTACTGGCTTTCCCACCATGGGTAATCGACGCGAAAATCGTTCAGCGTGACGCCCTGGATGGCATGCCAGTCCATAATCAGACCCCAACAGTCATTCGAGCCAAGGATAAACGGACGTCCGATAAGCGGCACCGCCTCCGGCATTATCTCGGCGTATTCATCGCTGTCAGGTGAGTAAATACCCCAGATCACGCCGGAGTTATTGCACTGCTGGCGGTCGAGATCGGACGGAATAGGCCGGGCACCGTCACCCGGGTGGGAGTGGATGACGCGAATAATCGTCCCGATATCTTCGGCGTTAGCCCAGTGCTCGCTGTCGATGCGAAAATGTTCTGTCGGATTTTCGTGCGTATTCGGCACGGGAATGTAGCGCTGGCGACGGCCAGACTGAATAACGAATCCGCAGCTCTCGCGCGGGGATTCATCCAGTGCATGCGCCCGGATAGCTGCCATTATGGTTTTATTCATTGGTACGTCCGGTTATCTGGAAAAAAGCACGGTGGCTGGATAGCCACCAAAATCAAGGGTCGCGGTATTAGGCTCTGCCAGCCCGGCACCAAACCGCTTACGGCAGTCACTCAGGCAACCGCCGCACACATCCAGCGCCGGGTCAGCGACAGGATTACCCTTCGCATCAAAATATGCCGTGCCGTTGTAGGTGCATCCATCGCCGCTCCGGTACTGCCCGCGTAGCGCCCATTCGCAGAGCGAGGTGATTTGTCTGGTTGGGATAACAAGCCCCTGCAAGTCTGCGGGGCTACTGAGTGACCATGAAACCACTTCGTCGTCTTCGGAGGTTTTGGTGTCAAGCCAGAAGGTCTGAAGCGTGAACATCGACGAATCGGCTGTAGGATTTACACCGCCAGGAAAATTCACGGCATCGAGATAAACCGCGTAAGTGTCGATAATGCTCACTTTAGCGTTAACCATATCCTTAAATTGGAGGCACAGCGCCGTGATATGACCGTCGAGGTTGGAAACGCTAAGAGACGGCTCCGCCGCCTGGTCTGTTGATAGCTCCAGGCCTGAAACCTGAAACGGCCAAAAATCGTAGGTATTGCCACCGAAGAAGATAGGCTTGGGTCCGAGCTTTTGTTCATCTCCATTGGCAGCATCAATTTCTTCCGGCGTATGGGGGAAAGGTGCGTAGTGGAAACGGTGGATACCACCACTGAACTCTGAGGCGTCAACTTCAACCAGGCGGACCCTGCCACCTGGTGCCAGCATCGCCGCCTGATCGACTAATGCCATTATGCATACACCCCATAAGCCCGTTTGATAGTGAATGTCAGCTCAGCGAATTTGCTGCTGATCTGATTTTTCCGCACAGAATCTGCGACTACACGGTAAAGCCCCTTCTCTTCTCCCGGCGGCGTGATGATGAAGGCCTTCACGGTATGAGCCAGGAGGAAATCACGGACTGCATCAACCTCAGCCTCTGCTCCTGTATGCTTCATCGGCACCTGAATGGCTGTGGAGTTGATGCCATTCTCAGCCACCTGCTCATAGCCATCGCCGAACTGCGCCGCGCGCACCGTCTGGCTGTACTCAATCGCGCCAGCACCGAGTTGCGAGCGCCAGTTGTATGTTTCAACGGCCATATTTGCTCCATAAAAAAACCCGCCGAAGCGGGTTATATAATTCAGTATTGGTCGGCAGAAAAACCGCCTCTTAGCGGATTCAGTTATTCGATATGATTCGGATGTAGTGTGAAGTCGCCACGAGAGCCTGAAGCGAATTTCCGCCTGTAGCACATAACGTTCTGGAATCGTACTCTCGAGACCAGTGGCATAACCAGTTTTCTAGGTCATCCACTGAATAATCCTTACGAGCCAAACCCTCTGCGATGGTTACGACCTCATCACTGGGTGCTGTAAGCTCATATCCATTCAGCAACAGGAATACGTAACCAGCCATCATGGCTGTGCGTTTGTTTGCATTTGCGAATGGATGATTCTGGATCAGGCTTTCAATTAGAACAGCAGACAGACGAAACATATCGTCTGTCTGCTCATAATATCGAATGGTACTTGGTCTGGACTGTGAAGAACTGAGGTTGTTCGGATTCAGCACGCCTATTGGTTCATTTGGCGTCTGAGTCTCGATCAGAGACCTGTTGATGTAAACGATATCGTCAATGGAAAGATAATTGACTCCTTCAACATACTCTATCGTCATCCGTTTCTACTCAGACCTTTGACAGTTCTTCCATCGCCTTCTCATAACGAGCAAACCCAAACTCAAAGGCGTTTTTAACTTGACCAGTGTGTGAACATGCTTCGCTGATCGCTGCACGAGGTTTCGCCACCGTGGATTTGTCACGAGGCGGAATGTACAAGCGATCTGCCTTTTTTAATGCGTGACCCATGATTATCACCCTCATGCACGTTTGGCAGTGCTTTCTCAAATTGTAGGATGTAAACACATCCAAAGAAGTAATGACCACTTCAAGTGGTTGAGGACAATTTAATACCATTCGTCATATTTGAGCAATGGGCCTATGTCTGAAGATAGATGCATGTTCGACGAATTTTATCGCGGCCAATTTGCAAGTTAGCCACACTTTCGCAGAAGTTACCCCTCAGGTAATAGTAAACTATTGTCACGTTCTCAGGAGATAGGCTGGGCCTATGATCCGGTTGAAGAGTTCAAGAAGGCCATAAATAGCACTTTTTGCACAAAATGCATGGCTTAGTTGGAATGCATGACACCAAAGATTGCTGTAGTATTTCGCCCCCTCAGAAAGCTGGCGCTCGCATTTTAACCGCATATACCACCCCAACAACAAAAAGCCCCGCATATGCGAGGCTTGTTGGGCTATAGGCCCGGTAGGTCTTGGTTAGTGGTTAAAATGCGGTTGGGTAAATCCCAAATTCTGAACCAGAGCCGTAACCTATCCTGTAAGTTAATACCTTACCTTCGATTACTTTACCTGCCTGTTCACTCATTCCCCCACCACACATTCCTTTTGGCCACGCGCTGAAGATGTGATCCCCCAAGGTGGGGTAGATTGTGATTTTTTGTTCAGGGTCAAGATCGGCAACTTCACGCCCATCGACATAAACCCTCGTCAAACAAGCACTCCCCACATAACCAGAGTCACGTTTAATCACAACCTCCCCGGTGCCAGCCTTTTTCGTGAAGAGAGTGTTATCAAGAATTTGTTTCCCTGGCGCTGGCTTAGCCTGCTCAGTTGAAATTGGCTTGGTAGCACACCCAACCAAAGCGATGATACCCATAACCAAAATAAGTTTCTTCATGTCCCTATCTTCCCTCGGTGAAAGCCCGGACTAATCCTAACAGTATTCGGTCAATGGAAAAACCCGGCGAAACTGGCTACCTGCCTTTACTGAAGTTATAGATCATGCCGCCTGGTTTCAGGTGCTTCTGGATAACCTGCAACGCAGCGTTCTGCATTTCATCAGCAAGGGCACGCCCCATAGCATCACCGGAACTGGATGTTTGAGTTGTAACCGAACCACCAGCATCAACGTTAACGGTGGTATTAATAACCGGAGCCATACCGCCACCACCCTGGGCGCGTACGCCCAACCGCCCGGCAGAATCCCGAGTAAGTGGCATGATTGCTTCAGCGCCGGCCTCTGCGAATACACCGCCCTTCGCAAACTTCGATGCGCCCTGGAAAGTAAAATACTGGGGAGAGTCGTATACCCCATTAACGTACTTACTGAGCCCGGGCGAATCATAAACACCGCCTTTAGCGTTAAAAGTTAGGCCAGCGGCAGCGTTCGCGTAAGATCCCCCTGGTGTGCTCCCGCCTTTGCTGCCACCGCTTATCCAGCCCATCGCGGCCTGTACTGTATAGGCCACTATAAGTTGGTTGGTTATCTCGAGGATCATCTTGAGCATAGATTTGCCGAACTCTTTAACTGACGCGGTGCCAGTTGTCATAAGTTCAGTCAGCATGTTGCTCAAGCCGGTCAGCGTGGAGCTGGCGACGTTCTTCACGGCATCATAGGTATTCGTGGCGGCGTCAAGATATTCATTCCAGCCAGCAACAGCCCCTGCCTTCCAGTCGCCCCGTAATTTGTCCTCTTCGGCATAATATTTCCTGAGAGCTGCCAGTTCTTTTTCATACCCGGCATCCTCAAGCTTACCGCCACCGTTGAGCCAGCCCTGGCGAAGCTGCGCCTCTTCCATCATGCGCTGCGTTTGCCGACTGCTGAGGCCTGCACTATCACGCAATGCATCGGTTTTTTCCGACATCTGCGTGACGTATTTATTCGCCTGCTGCACCAGGCCGTTAATCTTCTGCTGCGCTTCAACTTCCTTGTTCTTCTGATCCACCACTTTAGCGGCATTCAGAATGGCCTCACGGCTCGACAGCAGAGATTTCTCCTGAGAAGTCAGCGCACGGGTTTTGGCTGCCTCATCCAATTCAGCGAATCGAGATTGCTGTTTACTGAACTCGGTGTTTTTAGCGTGGGTTTCGCCTGTTTGTCGGAGGGTCTCGAGCGTTTCAGTTAACGTTCTGGCCTGGGCGCGGTAGTTCTCCAGGGTGCGATCGCCAGCTTCCAGAGTGGCTTTTGCCTCTTTGGTCTTTTTGTCTGAGTCTTGTGCAAGCTTCGAAACGGCATCCTTAGTTTGCCGATCAACTGAGCCTGTGCCTTTTACACCACCAGGACCATTCTTCGCTTCTTCTTCCCATTGCCCTTGGGATTTACTGAGGTTAGCAATATGCTTATTGTAGTCGGCGGTAAGCTGAGCATACTCCTTGCTTGCAGCTTCTCGGTTCTTGGCAACGCTATCAGCTAGCCCATCAAACCCCATGGATTTTATGAGCGATTCCCCGCCAGGGAGTTTGTTTGCAATATCCGTGAAACCGGTAATCATCCCCCCCATAATTTCAAGGGAGACCTCTTTCATCTTGACGAACAGGGCTTCAAACGAGGTGCCCAAGAGCTTAAACACTTCGATGACTTGGTTTCCCCAAGCCCGCACCGTCACGCCTATTTGACCGAAAGTGTCAGAGGCAAATGCTTTTAGCCCAGTCCATGCTTTGCCAATATTGTCCGTTGCCTCAATAGTTTCCTGTGCGCGTTTTTCCATGACGCCAGCAAACAGGTTAATGGCTTCGGTAACAGCCGCCTGCTCACCCTTCTGCTTACGAAGCTGGATGATGTGCTTAATCATGGCCTCATCAACGAAACCATATTGCTCATTGAGGCTGGCCAGCCCTTTAACCGGGTCACTGACAATCTTGCCGAAGTCGGACATTGCCGTTTTGGTATCGTTTCCGGCCTTACCCATGAGGGTGATGGCCGTTGCGATCTGCTTCATCTGGCTGCCGGTATATTTGCCAGTATCGTTCAGTGTAACCAGCGTATCGACGGTGGAACTGATCGATGTATTCGTCTTGCCGGCCACCTCCTCAGCGGCTTCGTTGAGCTGCTGCATTGAAGCGAAGCCAGCGCCTCCCATCATGATGACCGAGCGAGCTACCTGGTCGAATTGCTCTGATGAATTGTATGCCGCGGCAGCCAGCAGGCCGATCGTACCAATCAGACCACCAAGTGCGATTGTGGTAGGGTTAATCATCCCAGCCATACTGCGGATGTATTCGCCGACACCGGACAGCGCCCCCTGAACCGATCCGAACTGGTCTTTAATCTGCCCGCCCTGTTGCAGCAGGATCAGGAACGGAGACTGACCGCCAGCCAGTTGCGTGGCGATATCGGTGAACTGTGCCGGAAGCGTACGCATCGCTGCGCTGTACTGCCCAACGGAGATTCCAGCGCGCCGGGCAGCAGCTTCCTGCCGGGATAGCGCCTCTGGCAGTACGTCAGCGACACCAGAGAGGCGCTCACGCGTCTGGTTAAGGATTGTGTTGAAGTGCTCGAACTGCGCGCCGTTAATGCGCCCTGCTTCGAAATGGGCTACCAGCTGTGCGTGCTGTTCATCCAGTGAGTTGAACGCACGGATTGTCGGGTCGATGGAACCCAGCAGGTTCTTTAACGCTGCGGACTGCTTCTCTGCCGCCTGGGTAGCGGCTAATTCGGCCTGAGCGCGCGCCGCGGCTTCTCCGGTGTCGGTCAGCTTGAGACGGGTGTCGTCCAGGATTTTGTTGTAAGCCTGAAAGGTCTCGGTATCCAGGAAACCTTTGGCCTGAAATTTCCGCAGTGATTCTTGCTGCTCATCCAGGCGGTTTAAGGCCTTGGTAACCGGGTCGATATTCTCCAGTAACCCTTTGAGCGCGTTCTGCTGCTCCTTGATACCTTCACTGCCCTGTTTCGCAGATTCAGCACCAGCGCGGAACACACTATTCAGATCATCGGCTTTATCTACGGCGCCCGCCGCCGCCTCGCCGAGTTTATCCAGTTCGTTGCTGGCTGTTTTCAGGTCAGAAACATCGGCCCGCAAAGTAATCGAGGCGATCTGGTCTGTCATTATTTCGTCTCCTTATGCATTACCTTGAGAGCCTCGCTTTCCATAATTTGAAGGTCAGCCATACAGGCCGCCGCATCCTCAACCCCGTGTAACTCGAACATCCAGGGGAGAACGTTGTAATCAAGGCCGGTCGCCCCGCTCGCGCCGACTCGCCACTGGGTCGCCAGGGAAGAGAAGATGGTGAAGGACCTCCACACTGAGGGCAGTATCCCCACCTCTTCCTCCACGTCCTCAGGCGTCAAACCAAAAGCGCTCAGCTCCGCGAGAGTCGGTCCCGGCGTATACAATGCTGCGGCGACCTGCCTCAGTTTTTTTCGCGGATACCCATCAGCTCTTTGGTGTATGCCAGACCGATGCTGTCGAACGCGCGTGGATAGTTCCGCAGAAGGACAATAACGTTTTCGCGGTTGAACTCATCGGGAAGCGCCCACCCCTCGACAATTTCCATGAGGTAGTCGGCCTGCGGCTCGATAGCATCCTTTTTACCTTCGGCGGCCTTTTGCAGCTTTTCGTCCATAGATCGCAGCTCTTCCAGCGTTTTATGGCGGAAAGTGAACGTCAGCTTGCCGTCTTCGGCACCGGCGCGTGGGATGCTGGCAGTGGCGGGAAAGGTCGGGTTTGGGATCAGGGAGAATTGGGTCATTTCGGTTCCTTAGAAAAAAGAAACCCGCCGGAGCGGGTTAAATAATCGAGCGAGGATTTGTTTCTTAGCGGCCGTACAGCATGCCACCAGGCTTCATCGCATTGCAGATAGCATCGTTTACAGCGGTGTGTATAGCTTGTTGCAGGATGGCTAAAGATGCTGCCTGACCGTTCAGTTCTGTCCGAAGGGATTCAAAAAAATCGCTGTTACGCACGGCATCCACCACCGCTTCACGCATTTCGTCTGAGAGACGGAGTTTGGTTGCATTTGCGCTGCTGGCGATGGCGATACCAGCTTTTTTGATCTCCCAGCCAGTGCTTACCTGCTGCTCAGGTAACGATGCTGTTTTTTGATTATCCATAGTTGTTTCCTTTTAGGTGCGAGCCTGTCGCATGGCACCGCCGCACGAAAGAAACGGCATTGCCCAGGCTCGCTACTGAAAGACTTTCGATTTAGTGCGCATGCGACGCGCATAAAAAAGCCCGGCGAACCGGGCCAGAGTGGTTAGCTGATCGTGACGACACACGCGCCAGAGGTAATGGTCTTGCCCGCGGCGTCGGTAACTTCGCAGGTGTAAGAGCCAGCATCGCCGGATGCCACAGACGGGATGTTGAACGTCGAAGCCGTTTTGCCCGGAATAGCGGTGCTGCCTTTCTTCCAAACGTAGGTGTAAGGTGCTGAGCCGCCCTTCATTACCACCGCCAGATCCAGCGCTGCGCCTGTGGCAACCGATTTGGTGGCCGGCAGGTCGGTCAGGAACGCCAGCGGCGTCACGGATGAATCGGCGATCGGGTAAATCTGCATGTCCGATTCGAAGTTCATGCGCGCCTCGTTACTTTCCACGGCGTTGATTTCCGTGCGCGGTACGCGCTGGAACGATACTTTGGCTGAGTAGAAACGATCGGCTTTGCCGCGTGGGTTATGGAACCAGACCGCCGTTGTGTCGCTGGAGTCATCCAGGTCAATGAGGCGTTTGTAGATCGCCAGTTGAGGGTCGTGTGCAAAGGTGTAAACCTGAACCACCGCGTTTTTAAACGTTGGGATGGTTCGCGCTTTGTCATCTTCCAGGAACTGCACGCTGATGGTCTGCTGGTCACCACCTTCAGTTGATAGTGTCATCACCTGAGGCATGGTGATCCATGAGTCGATTTTGCGCAGCGTGCCCGCGCCAGTACCTGCCGGGAATTTGGTGGTGTCGGTAGTATCGAATGCTTCCAGCACGATTTTATTACTGGTCACCGATTTTACGCGCAGCACCATGTTATCGAGCTTTAACCAGCCGGAACTCACCTGAACTACGTCACCGGCCAGAATGCCGGAGGCCGATGCAACGGTCAGTTCGCATTCCGTCGCGTTAGAGGCTGCGGTAAAGGTGATTGGGGCTTGATAGGCCTTGGCCACGTTCACACGCGAGCCGTTAGGGATTGCGAATGCCATAGCACTCTCCTGAATTTAGCTAATAAAAAACCCGCCATCTGGCGGGTCAGTAGTCAGCGCGGTACTGCATGCTGACGGGAATGGTGTAGGTTATGGAGCCACTGGACCCGTTGGGCGCCGAGGTTGGCCGGTCCTGGATTGGTTGTCTCACCTGCGGCGGCCCGTTGATGTAAACCGTCAGATTACCGTCCACCAGCGGCAGTCCTTCAGGGAATGCATCTGCCACCGACTGGGCCAGCCCTCTCGCCTGGCTCACGCCTGAGCCTGCGGGAGTAATGATGTTTACCTGCAAGATCCCCTGATAGGTACGCATCAAACCTTCTATGTCCTGACCTACAGTTTGTGCAGGTAAAACATAAACACGGGCGTATGGCGCATCCGGTGGATCGAATACGATATTCGGCCAGGCGATCGGCAAGCCGAGAGAAGCCGAGATTATGGCTACCCGGCTCTCCAGCAGGTCAGCTATTCGCATGGACTGATCACCGACCATTGCGTACCTCGCTCATTGCCTCTCGGAAATATTGCGCAGCATCCAATGCGGTCAATCCAACCATGCCGCCGGGCGCCTGATTCGAATGACCATTCTCCAGCGCCTGGGCATATGGCAGGTTATTGGTAAAGTAAATCGAGTTCACCTGCCCCACCCGGAACACTTCGAGCACCGCCAGCCCGCGGGAGTTGGAACCCTTTCCGGAAGGGTCTGGGGTATCGTTCGTCTCTGTAGGCTGGCTGTCGAACCCCACATACCAGTTATTTTTGAATCGCCCGCCGACATAACCCTCTGGCTTTTTGATGTCCATCGAATCGTTGACACGCAGGCCTCGCCTGAGCCGCCCTGCTTTTGTAAGGTTGGCCGGATCATCACGTAGCGCCGCGTTATGCTCTCGCACCGCGGTGTTATAGGCTGATGCCGTCTGGTTTACCTGCCAGATTTCTGGCTGCCCGACAGGTGACATGTCCACCAATCGCCCGAGGATTTTGATACCCGTCCGGCGGACCGCCTCCTCAATCTCCTGCTGAGAACCATCTACGAACAACTGAATGGCAGCCAGGAACGGCTGATTTGCAGAACTGGTCATAATCAGGTCCTCAGCTGGATGTTATAGGAAATCAGCACGTCTGCGGGCTTAACCGGATTCGGCTGAACTACGCGCCACTTTTTGCCGTCGATATCAATGAGGTCGCCAATGCGCACTTCCGTTTCAAACGTGGCCGCCAGTTTCTTATCGCCCGTAGCAATCAGTGAACCGTCGATTTCACGCGTGGAGTATTCGGTGATAACGCCGGTAACGGTCGCTGTAATTGGCTCGGTGATAACCTCTTTCCCGTACTGATCGCGGGTGGTAGTACCTCCGCGAGTCAGTTGGTAGGCTTTGCCGTTCTCCGTCAGCAGCCGCGTTGCCGTGGCGCGCATGCGGCGATAGTCGATTGCCATGCTACCCCCTTTCGATCCGGACCTGGTTGCCGCCGACCACAAGCCCGCGCAGCGAGGAATAGAACCAGGGGAATGATGGAGTAGCCTTATTCGTTCCCGGCTCGTACTGCACAGAGACCGCCCCCTGTACGCTCTCAGCTATGACCGCGCCGCCACCGGAGACCGACGGCGTGAGGTCAATCTCCTGCGACTCGATAGCCAGGCGGCATTGGGCATCAATCAGGCGCTGTGGAATAGCATCATCCGGCAGGTCCACGCCATCGAAGCGTACGCCGGAGCGCGGCCAGGATAGAGGCTGAGATGCGCTGGAGCGCTGACCACGCCAGGACCTTCCTTCCAGAAAGTCCATCGACTGCATCAGCATCTGGCTACACTCGCCATCCTCGGCAGGAATGGTGTATCCACGCGCGGCGGCAAAGACCCGCAGGTCGGACACGCTGGCGTAGCTGTTAAAGTCCGGCGAATGGGGATCGGCAACCAGCATGGTTATTCCTCCAAACGCCAGTCCAGCGCCCGCCAGTTATTCACTTCGTCAGGATGAACATCTGCGCGCAGCGGGCCGCCTGGGAATTCTGGGGTGTCGCGAACCATGACCACCAGCTCAATACCCTGCTGTTCCTGCTGCTGTTCCTGCTGCTGTTCCTGCTGCTGTTCCTGCTGCTGTTCCTGCTGGGCAGGGTTATTATCAGCGGTCTGCTGAGCTGCAAGCTTTTCCGCTTCACGCTGCGCGCGCTGCTCTTTTGTTAATCCGGCCATCGGGCCTCCTGAATAACAAAGGGGCCGAAGCCCCCTGGGTTAACCCATGATGATGGTGGAATGTTCAGGCTGAACGGAGGCCACACCCCACGCCACACCAACCTCGTAACGCACCTGACGGTACTGGCGGTACAGCGCGATCTGGAAGGTAATACCAGAGACCGGATCGGTTACGTTCATCACGTCATCAGCGGTATCGCCGCCTTTTGGCATGGCCGGGGTACGGCAAGCCAGCAGGAATGCGTTACGGTCAAAGGCAACGTTTGGCACGAACTCGCTCAGCACAGTGACAGTTGCCTGATCTGCCAGATCCTGACGCAGGCCAGGTGCGCCGATGGTGATAGTCGAAGAGGTTGCCGCTACGACCATGTACTGGTTGTCATCGCCATCGAACTTCACTGCGGTCCCGGCAGCAATACCGCCAGTACCAGCAGAGATAGCAATAATGATGTCGCCCTCTTTCTTCTCGCCATTGACCTTATAGCCCGCTGCGGTGCTCTTCGCGGTGCGCTTGATGTTGGCGGATTCGTGCAGGTTAAAGCCCATCACACGACCAATGATGCCTTCACGCAGCAGCTGATCGGTACCGGCTTCGTTCGCTTTGAACAGTACGGACTGTTTACCACGGATTGACGCCATCGCTTCACCGCCCAGTACCATGCGCAGGTCAGTGGTTGGTGCGCCGTTATCAGTCAGCACCTGACGAGCGTTCGCCGCATCAGACAGGTCGTCTTTGACACTGAACGGTGTATCTTTTGGAGCACCAACAGCGCGGGAAGACTTATAAGCCAGCGATGCCAGGTCAGCATCCATTTCGTTGCTCAGTGCGCGGAACGCCTGAGAAAACTGGTCAGCCAGGACAACGTCATAAGTGCCTGATGGTCCGATGGCAAGCTGCTCTTCACCATTCCATTTGACCGGGGCCATTTTGGATTTGGTGATTTTCACGTCCACGGTACCAATGTTCTGATCACCGTCGTTTGGCGCGGTTGCCGCCGGAGTGATATCAACGGTGGTGGTTTTTGGTGCTACCGGTGCGGTCACGGTTTGGTCTTTGGCCGCGGCATCGGCTTTAGCGTTACGGGCCACCGCCGGGATAAAGCCCACCTGCTCACGGGATACGCGGTTCAGTGCCGTGTAGATGGTCGGGATCAGGCCAGTCAAAGTGTTGGACATTTATTTTTCCTTTCGATTAATCAACGATGCTCGTGCCGCCGCCAATCGCAGCCTGTTGTTCAGCTGGTGGCAGGGCGTCAAAAGCAGCGCGTTTCATGGTTTTCTGCCCAGCCTGATGCTGCGACTGGTGAGAACCACCGCCGCTGTTGCCGGACGCTTTGAGGATGTAGTCTTTCTGCGGGTGCGACTCGACCAGAGATTCCAGCGCTTCATCGAAGCTGGCCAGCTCGCCGGGCTTGGTGCGGGAGAACACCTTATTGCCCTGGCCGTCGTAGGCCACAACCTTGCCGTCTTCGATTTTAAAATTCTGTCCGAAGTATGAACGCACGAACTCACTCGGGATCGCCATCTTCTCGGAAATGAATTTTGAGCCACCGAAGCGCCCCCCAATCATCTCGTCGTACAGTTGGCTTTCCAGTTGCTGAGTTTTTCCGTTCGCTTCGTCCAGCTGCTGCTGGAAGACCTTGGTGATCTCAGCTTTTACCTGGTCGACAGCGCCAGCATCGATCAGCTTCTTCTGGTCGATTTTGGTCATCATCTCCAGGGCTTCGAGCGCCTTGGCCGGGTCACTGATGCCAGAGAATTTCGCGAGGTTGGCTTCCGCCGCTTCCTTCGCTTCACGGTGAGTTTTCGCCTCACCATTCAGGGAGGTGATTTTGTTCATCGCTGCGACCGCATCAAACGGGATCTCTTTGCCATCATCATGGATGTACACAGGCATACCGTTTTCAACGACCACATTTCCGTTAGCATCAAGTTTCAGTTTCATTGTTTTTGCTCCAGCCTTCCGGCCATACGTAATGGGTCATCCGACCCGGGCACCGCGTCGCATCCGCTCAGCGGCAGGCATAAAAAAAGCTGCCCGGAGGCAGCCTGTTAGATAAATTCGATGGTTATGTAACCGCGCAGCTTGCGGGAGTAAATTTCACCCCGCTTTCGCTTGTGGATCCGTAACGGGTGTGGATGAATACAGGCGATACCACGTTTGACATCAGCCCATACACAGCTCTTTATCTCATTGCCATTAACGAACACCCTTCGCCTTCCACGACCATCTCCAACGTAGTGAAAATCTTCGTTACGCATACCCTATTCCTCAAACGCCGACGCATCCACGCGGCGCAGTTCGTCCAGGGTCAGAAACTCCCCGGCATCATTGAACATCTCAGGCACGGTGATTTTGCCGTCACGCAGCATCCGCGCGCGAGTAACGCCCAGCACCTGCTCCTGCCGTGCGTACGGTTGCCTGACGAGCCATTCGGCATAGCTGGTATGCGATGGCACCTGTCCATCCATCGAAGCGCGTGTGGCGCTGCTCAGTTCGCCAGAGGCTATCTGCAATTCCTCCCACGATTTAGTGATCAGAATTTCGCATGAGCGACAGCAGAAATGAATTTTGCCGGGCCCGCGCAGATATGGGATTGCATGGCCCAGCGGCTTACCATCGAGCGAATAGAGTTTGCGATCTCGGATGATGCACCACTGGCTGGTATGGGTGTCCAGCGTCGAAGACCACTGCTTGGCCTTTACGATATCGCTGTTGGCCAGTGCAAATTCCTGGCGCGCTGTAGCGGCCACATGGTTCACCGCCGTGCGGGTTACTACTGCAAGGTCTCGACGTGAGGCATTGATAACCCCGTCCTGGCGTTTAAGTTGCGGCGTGCCGGCGACCCGCTTCACAATTTGCTCGACGGTTTCTCCCTGAAGAAATCCTGTGCGTACGGCACTGGTAATTTTTTCCAGCCGATCCGATTCGAGTTTCTTGCCCCACTCTTTCAGCAACCTCCCCTGGAACGGCTGCGCCACCGCAGCAGCATAGACCTGTTCCGGGACAATGCTTTGCAGCGGGACGTGCTTAAGCACCTGACCGGGAATAAGGCTGCTGAACAGGTCAAACTGATACCCGGTCTCATAATCAGCGTAACGCGTCAGTTCGCGCATCAGAGCAGCATTGACCGGTTCGTAGGCCTGCTGGTTTAGATCCCGCACACCAGCCAGTAGCGATGCAAGGCGACGCGCGCTGTAGGTGTCAGCGCGCTTACCCTCCAGCAGTACAAGCAGTCGGGCAGCCAGTTCAGCATCCATCCTGTTAAGCAGCGTCACCATTCGTCGGGCAACGCCCGTACCGTAGCGCGTCACGTAAAGTCCGTGAGCTATGGTCTCGTCCTGCAACCTGTCGTTTACCGAACGAGCCATATCACACCTCACCCGGCGGCGGTTCAGTCAGAGATGCTGACTCAGCAAGCAACTCGCTCAGAACCACATCGGGATCAGCGTCGGCATCAATCAGGTTGAGTTTTTGCAGGGCTTTGATTGCATCGATACGACGAAGGTCACCGCCCTGGCGCAGCGACTGAATGGCCATAGCCGCTGGTGGATTAAACTCTTTCGACTCGACATCAAGCTCGGTGCGCACATCAACGTTGCCGCCTTCCGCTTCACCGATGTACTCAGCCATGATTTGCAGGATATTGTCGATCGCATCTTCCAGGCTTGTCGCCATGGTGTAGAGCGGTGACTGCTCCTGCATTTTCTCTTCAGAGGTCTGGTCTACCGATTTGGTAGAGGTATTTTCGGTGCGCAGCAGCTTCGCGCCCGCCTGACGCATTTGCTCCACCAGCTCTGCCAGCGACTCTTTGCCTGCACCGATGGATGAGCCTGTATGTTCGACGTATTCCAGGCCCTGGGTGTTCCGATCGGAGAATGACGTGGCAGAGGAAGAGCCAATCACTAATTCCTGATCCTGCTCGAGACCGAATACTGTCAGTATCGGCACCCGGGCGACATGCAGAATGTTGTCCTGCTCGCTCTGGCTCTGCCAGTGCTTAATGTTCAGCAGGGCCATATTGAGCAATGGAGGTGAACCACACATAAACCCGGTGCGTTTGGTGTAGAGCGTGACCAGAGTGATATCCTGGCGGGATGTCTGCCACTCCTCGAATAGCGCCCAGTTCGCGGCACCGTCAGCATCTTTGGCCTTGCGGTAAATTTCCACCTTTCCAGGTGTCAGGTACCGTATTTGCTCGACCTTGGTCTGCCCGAAGTCGTCGCCGTCTTCGACCACAACCTCTTTGATACGCAGCGCAGTCAGCACCACTTTGCCGTCCACCATTTTCGACTTCCAGCCAATTACCTGGCGTGGATTAAGCATGGTGACATAGGGGCGCGCGCCGGTAGCTTTCTCTTCAGCTTTGGTTTTCACCTTTTCGGTGTCCACCCTGGGATAATCCACCAGCGCGTGGGAGAGTCCATACTGCATCGCCAGACCGAAAAATGCCTGCGCCCATACGTCCAGGCGCGTCCCCTCAAGGTCGAAGTTTTTCGCATACTCTCGCAGCTGATCCGGCACATTCTCGGCAAGCTTAATGGGCTCGGCGAATACACGCCCGATGTTTTGCTTAATGGTCTCTTCGTAGGCTGGCAGAAGCGTGGCCACGGCGAGGCGTTTTTTGTAGTCCTCTTTGTCTTCTTTCGGCCAGCGCGGTAGATATTGCTCGCCCAGCTGTCGCATATAGAGCGTGCCGCCCATCAGGGCATCGTTGATATCCCACGCCTCGACCATGTTCCCATAGTCCAGATTGGGTGTTGAGATGTCAGGCATGGAGTTAAATCCGTAGTTGAGTGACTTTTCCGGTCGGCTTGATGATCGGGAATTGCTTCACGATGTAATAGCCACCAGCATCATTTGGGTGATCGTTGTCGGCTGATTTATCCGGTTCGCCGTTTGCCGCCCATACCTGCTGCTCAAGGCTGTCGGTATAAACCGGGCAGCGAGCAACATTCACTTTGTAGCGGCGCTCGCCGTTGCCATTGCAGAACATGGCGTTCATGGAGTTAATGCGATCCTTCACTGGCGGGTTGGCTGCGTTTACCACCACGCTGAACCCGGCCTGTTTGAGCTGGGCGATATCCGTAGCGCTGGCGTTATTCGATTTGCGCGAATCACCAGAGGCATCCGGAAAGATATAAATCTGCCTGGAAGACACGTAGCGTCCGCCCTCGTAGCGCCAGAATTCTTCCTGAATGCGCTTAATCATGGCCGGTGTGTCATAAACCTTTATCAACTCGCGTACCGCTCTGGGCTGGCCGTTCCGAAGAACGTGAACGATGGCTGCCATCTTGCCAACGTTAAAGTCCATGCCGATATACAGCGGCTCGCCTGCCTGTTCTTCATCGGTGCAGTTATTCAGGCGTCGATCGAACTGGTGATAGATGGTGCCGCTGGTCAGGTTGGTGAAGCGCCCCCTCAGATACGCCTTAATCAGCTCCGGAGGGTAGGAATTCATCAGCGAAGGGATGTAATCCGCGGGAAGGTTCTTCGCGTTATCGAAGGTACTGGCCTGTATCAGACCGTACAGGGCCGAGAGCTCTGGTTTTTCACGCACAGCCTTCACGAACTGCTGGTAGACGAATTTAAACCCTTCTGGCGTGGTCGTGACGTCAATACCGTTACGCAGCCCATCAACCTTATAACGCATACGGGCAATAATTTTTCGCCACGCCTGCTGCGCTTTGGCAGCCGCCATAACGTCCAGCTCATCCACCATCGCGTTACCGATTTTGAAACCAACTATCGAGCCGGGCTTCTCCATTGAGCGGCAGATTGTGGTCCCGCGGTATCGTCGACCCTCGTAGAAGTGAACCTCTTTGTTCCCCTCATTGATTTTGACGCTCAGCCCCCAGTCAAAGGCCACCTCTTCGATCGTCGGATAGAAGATGTCACGAATCTGCGGGTAAGTTGGCGCGAAGTAGCCCTGGTTGATTTTCGGGTGCTCCCACATGCCCTTACAGATGCCGCCACAACCCACCCACGTCTTACCGGACCCGAACCCGGCAACGTAGGCTTTAAACTTGTGATCCATCGCGAGGAAACGCGCCTGTGGGATGTTAAGTGTCGGGCTGATCCCCATCTTCTGCCCTCGCATCCACTACGTTGATTTGAATCTGCACTGGCGTTGGTTCGTCATCATCACCATCACCGGCCAGTTCTTTGCGGAGTTTCTCAACCTCCAGCTGCCGGCGGTCGATTTCGATTTGCTGGAGACGCTGAGCGAACTCACTATCCGCCAGGCCGAGCCGCTTCATTACCGCTTCAAACATTCGCTCACGGCTGATAGCGGTTATCTCGACGCCATTCTTCCCCAGCTTCACACCGGAATAAGCCAGAGCAGCAACAGGGGAGAGTTTCCGGGTGTCGGCGAAATACGCCTGACCAATACCATCGCCGTTGCAGCGCGGACAGCCTGGGTTAGGCTCTCGGGTGTGATCGTAGCCGTAACCTCCAACATCGACTGGCTCACGCTTATCGCGTTCTGTAGCTTCGAGGCGCTTCTCTTCGAATTCCACCATATCGCGCCACTGGTACTGGTGACCGAAGCCCCAGCAGTAACGACACGCGCCGCGGCGATACTGAGAAAGCTGGTTTGCATCGAAGGTGGCAAGCTGCCACATCTGCGCGAGGACTTCATCGGCACCGCCAAGCGTGCGCGCAATGGAAGCTTTCTGCTGTTGTGCAATAGCCTGGGCAACTGAAGTTTTCTGAAGGAGTTGATAACCGATTTGTTCAGCGGATTTTTTGCTATAACCCGCCCTGATAGCTGCTTGTGTGGCGTTACCATCCTTTAGGTATTCTGCGACAAAACGCCTTTGCTGTGCCGTTAATCCATCATCATCCACCAGCTCTTCTGCGCTTTGTTCTTTCTGCGCAGTGCGCACTTTTTTCTGCGCAGATTTTTGCGCAGTTTGCGCAGAAGGTTTTTTGATATATCGGCGTGCGGTTGCATAATTCAGTCCCTGCGCTTCACACCAATCCTTCGGTGATACGCCGGTTACGGCATGGTCGGACAGGAACCGTTGCTGAAGCGCGCCCCAGTCCGGTTTTGCCATATTGTTTATTCCTGTTTGATGTATGGCAGGAAGTGACTGAACATGCGATCCAGCATGTAGCAGTACGTTTCGTTGGCGTCTTCCGGCTTGGTTGTCACGCCGACATCAGAGCAAACGTAAAAGCATACGTGAGCGCATTCATGAACGAGCGTGGATATCTGGTTATCGAATACTCCGATCAGGTAGCAACGCTCTCCGGTATCGGTGTTTTCATAGTTGCTTGCCAGTCCAGAGTTAAACGGCCTCTCATCCCCGCTGCCGCCAAGGAATTTATCAGCGTGCTGAAACTGTTCTCTGGTTGTTGCGAGGTAGACATGCGCACTTTGAAACAGCGGAATGGTGAATGCCGGAAGTCTGTGCCATTTGGCTTTTGCCATTTGTTGCTCCGTCATTATCCGTTGCAGGGGTTATTTTTGATTTATCCGCTATAGCCATTACGATGGGTCTGCCCATGGTGATGGCAATAAAAAACCGCACGATGGCGGCTACTGTTTGAATATCAGGGTGTTACTTGTCATTAACCCTGGTTAAGGTAAGCATTCGGCCCGTCAGTGGTGGGACACTGATTCACGCAAAGAGGAGGAATGGCTGAATAACTCTTCGAAGGAAAAAGGATGATCACCAAAGTAAAAATCAAATTTATTTCCCCTATTGATGGATCGGTATCAGATACCCCCACGGAGCATGCAATTCCCGTAGTTCCATTGACAATATGGCCAAGTAGCCCAAAAGATATAAACGTTTATAAACCAAATGGATTGAAGGCTGGTGCCTACGCACTTATAGATACCGGAGCAGATCTTTGCTATGTGGATTCAGACTTTGCTGACAATTTAAAACTCCCAGTCGCGGAAAAAACAACTGTAAGCGGAGCCACCTCAACAATAGAAACTACAGTTCGGCATGCGGTGATATCGTTCACTGAGGACGAAAGAGTTTTTTCAACAGAATTGACTTCAGTGCCATTGGTAAGTAACGGGAGAAAATTCCAGGTCGTTTTCGGAATGCAACTAATTAAAATGGGCGCCCTTACGATGGATTTTTCCAATCAAGTATTTGAGTTAACATTTTTTAACTAACCCCCCAGGGATACCTCCCTCTTTTGCAAGACTGGATAAGGGCATTGCTTTTGCTGTTTTCCTAGAATCGGTACCAGAATTGAGTTGCGATTTAATATCTTTTAATTCGCTCTCAATTCTCTTTACACGTTCAGCTAAAGTCATGATTGCCTCTTAATAATCGCTTAACATCTACAAAGCCTGCCCGAAGACAATACTTACCATTATCAAGCCCACCAGCAGGTGAGCTTTGTAATGGCTAACAGTCGGCATCTGGACGCGCTACAGCGCGACAGGCCCACATGCAGGCTTCCTGCATTTTGGTGCGCGCAATGGCGAGACAGCGGGCAGCTTCGTGTGCTTCAGTTGAGTGGTTGCCGGTAGCAGATAACTCATCGTTGACATGCTCACGTTCTGTATCAAGTAAATTACAGAAGTGTCGGCTGACACCCTTCAGGCGATTCATGCGCTCAATATCACCAGGTGTTAAGGTTCGATAGCCTTTAACGGTGGTGCCGTCCTGCGGTTTAGCTTCGCTCATCGGTTTCTCTCTTTTGGGTGGGTATGGAAAAATACCCGCTATTGAATGTGAACACAGCAGCATGCTTCACTCCTGTTTCTGGCAGTTCGCCTGCCACGCTTTGTTATGCGCTAGGATGTCTTTCTTCGTCTGGCGGTCCAGAACGTCGATGTCGTGATCAGTCAGGTAGATTGGCTTTACCCAGTCACAGGCGGTATCAGCCACCATCGGGACGCTTCCACGTGTCACGCAGCTCGCGATCAACATCGTCGCCAGGCATATGGTTAACAGTTTGCTGTACATTGCTGGCCTCTTTCGTGGCTTCTACCCGGCGTTCGGCTGCTGTGACCGTTGCCGCTGCGTTATCTTCGGTGCGCTGCTGGTCGGCTTTTTCTTCAGCCTGTTCGCGCCCGCGCAAACGGCCCACACCAAACGCACCAAGCACCATCAGGATCGCAACTCCGATTGCCGCCAGTAAAGATTTGAGTGTCGTCATAGGCTCACCCGCTCGCGCATCCAGCCATAAACGAATGACTCGTTAGCCGGCCGCTGTTCTGCCAACTCAAGATAACGCTGGCCCTGGCTACAGTTCAGTGCGCGAAGCAATACGATTTCTCCTTCGCCGCCTCGTTTCGCCAGGAAGGACTTCAGCGCGCTGATGCTACGTGGGCCGATCTGCCCGTCGGCGATCAGATCCGGATAGAGCTGCTGCTGGTTATTGAAAACGTTCAGCCAGCGCTGGAACCATTTAACCTGCACCGATGGCCCCATGTTCACACCGGTATCGCAAAGTTCGGCGGCAATGGAAGGGGATACTTCTGCCACCTGGTCAAAGCGCGGGCCATACCAGTAATCAGACTCAAGGATCGCCAGAGCCTGCTCACGTGTAAGGTTTCGCATATCACCGGTATAACCATGCGCGCGGGCAGTTGCCTGAGTAATTCCCCAGTTCGTTGGTCCGCCCTTATCATTCGGGTGATCAACATAACCGCCCTCTTTGCCGAGGATGGTGTTAAAGATATCGTCTTTGGTCATGGCTATTCCGTAATGACGACCTTCGCCAGGTTCCCGCGCGCCAGCCACACCGCCATGCAGATGACGGAGTTAAGCAGCAGATCGCCGAGGTTAACCTGAACGTAGTGGCCGAGCAGAATGTTGAAGGCATTGAATCCGGCGGCAAGGATGACCAGGTAGGCCAGCACCGCGGCACTCAGGCGATGACGCTTTCCCTCTTTCCGGAAAAACATCAGCCTGACCATGATTAAAAGGCAAACTATGGCGTTTGCATCCATCAGAAGAAGCTGCCATGTCATTTATCTTCCTCCCCCAGCCCCGGCATCTTCCCGCTTTTGGATTTGCGGAGAATACGCAGCAGGACTGCCACGGAAATGGAAGCAGTGACAATTGCACCGACAGCGGGCGATACCTCAATGCTGGCCGGTGGCTTCATCAGGCTTAACGGCGTGTTGATGATTCCGGCCATGATTTTCGCCATGGGGACGGAGAAGAACACGCCACTGATAAACGATATCAGCGCAAAGATAGCCTGCTTCCAGAGTTGATGGGGATCTGAGGTCAGAACGTATAGCGCCGTTCCGGCGAGTGATCCGAGCATCACTGCTGGAGTCGCCTCCGGAAACAGCGTGGCAAAGGTTACACCGACTGATGACGATGTAAGACCAACGCCTACGATAGTGAAGGTCTCAGACATATTTATTCCGTGTGTAGTTGGTTCAGGCCCTCGGGACGATTTAACAAGTAGGCGTGTCGATGATGGTTCCCGGAGCCTGGAATAAAAAACCTGGCGACAAGCCAGGAAGATGAGGGTAAGGCAATGTCGGCTCTCTGGCCGAAGGGTCCCAGGTAGTGGGTTTGGCTCGCCTGGCTGGATTCGAACCAGCGACCAACCGCTTAGAAGGCGGTTGCTCTTTTCTCTGAGCTACAGGCAAATAAAAAGCCCCGCACAATGGCGAGGCTTGGCATTCATTCATGTCACACACAACAACGGCAACATATACGATTTATTCTGCTCATTTGTTCATTAAATTGCAAGCACGTTGTGTGATTTATTTGCATTTTTCCTCACATTTTCGCGATCGATAAACGCATTTTGCAGCGGCTGGTATAAACAGAACAGTGAAGCATTGATGATTTGCTTCACCTCTCTGCGGATTGTCGAGATGCTTGGGTGTTTATACTGATTGCCGCCACGAGTCTTCATCAGGCGAGGCTTACTTACTGCATGCTGCCATGATGCAATTCGGATCTCGCTGGAGTTACAAACGTAGTAGGCGAAAATAACCCGCCAGGCATTTTCATCCACATTCTTCAGATAGTGACGAATGACAGCATCAATGAGCATCCCGTCATCATCACTACATACCGGTCGTGATGCTTGCTGGGGCTCGACGGTAGCCATGAATCTGGCAATCATGTTGATCATCGCTTTATCAATCTTGCCGGTCTGGCACCATGCGCCCCACAACTGGAGCCACTGGTCTACCCATTGATGCTGGTCGTTGGTTAATTCCAGTTTCATTATGCGGCTTCCTTCTGTGGCTGGTTGGTTTGCTGGCTGTGCTTTGCTACTGGTGGCAGGTTGGCGCGCTTAACGCTTTCTGCCTGGTACCGCAGGAAATCGGCATGGTTCATGCGGACTCCTTCTGCTTTGGTCCGCGATATTCACCATACAGAGGTGCTCTTCCTCTTGGCCTGGTATGCCTGTGGGTTACTTTGGGAGAAAAAAGCGCATCCTCTACATTCATTCCATTTTTTAGTCGACGCTTGATGGATGTTTCTGATACTGAAACGCGAGGATCCCTTGACCATTCTGTGGCGGTTTTCGTTTCGCCATCGAAAGTTATGGCTGTGCGTCCTTTTTTTGTGTGCTCAGGGATATGCACTCGAGAGCGCATGACATTACACGCCCGGCAAAGCACCCTAAGGTTTGAGTCCGCATTGTTATCGACAACCTCATCGATGTGATCAATATGCGCGGTTTTCCATGTGACCTTCTTGCCGCATTTTTCGCATGGTGGAAGTGTTTCTCCATAGCGGTCGTAAACAACTTTTCGGTGCTCATATACGCAACCATTCGCCATTGATAGTGGGTGATCAGGAATTTTGAGCATTTGATATCCCTTCGCATTTTTATGCCTGAATTTCCCTTTACCGTTTTTTGTGAGTTCGTAGGTCCCGTAGCGCATCATTCGGAAGTAGTGCATTTGACAGACACCCTTCCCTGGGTAGTGTTTGCATTCACGATCACAACCTTCAACTTTGCATTTCATGCTGCACTCTCCTGTAATTTTTGACGGCGCTTCATCAGTGCATTGGCCCTGCGGGAAAAAATTGCTTTCACGCGCTTCAGGTAGGTAACGTCAAACCGGCGTGGGGCATTGTCAGCTTCGAGCCGCTCTACGCGCTCAAGGCCGATGCGATCAATCAGGCGGATCCGGTACTCAACAGCATTACCGCTCAACTGCCGGTTACAGCGGGTGCAAGCGGAGTGGACGTTAAACACGTTGAATTTGAGGTGTGAGGCAGCGCCGCGTGAACGGTAATGGCTGGCATCAATGGCGCTGCCAGTCAGGTAATTGCTTTTGCCGATGAGTGGATTGCCGCAACTGACACATGGCTTACCTTCATCGCGGATCCGGATGTAGCGATTGAAAGCTGACTGAGCCTCTTTATCCCACTGAGATTTAGACTTGAGTGACTCGCGCTTGGCCTTACGGCGTTTGCGCCCGGCCTTCTCTGCCTCTTTCTGCTCCTTGATTCGCTTAGCGGCGGCTTTAACCTTCTCCTTTTCACGTTCTTCCATAGCGAGGATTGTGCCGTGCTCAGGACAGCACCAGCGGATCCGGATATCATGGAATTTCGGCACGAAGTAGTCACCGCATACTTTGCACTTACGGCGGGATGGTTTACGCATGACCTCTCCTCGCCGCGAGACGCAGCCATTTCTGATCAACCAGGCGGGCGGTGTAGCCCTTCAGTGTCGGGATGTCGGACGGCTTAACCGCGGGCTTGCGCTGGCGGCGCGCCGGAACGCGGAAGATTTCGTTTGTGATGACGTGGGAAAGCGGAGTGGACATCAGGCCTCCTGCTTATCGCGAAGCTGTTGGTATTCGCAGCTCTGCGGAATGGTCAGGTGACAGCCTATATTCATTGCCCAGGCTTCGACTTTGCACAGGAAGATGTACATCTCGCCGGTTTCCAGCTCTGACGTATGGCGGAGGGATTGGACGGTGGTGACCTCGCCGGATACGACGTCTACACGGTCTTTGCTTTCGTAGCCGAGATAGGTGTGCTTCATCGCGTCTTTGACCCACTCAGGCGTAGCGAAGGTCTTGCCGCGGGCGATTAGGTATTCGCTGATTTCCGTGTACCACATATGGCTGAGCGCGTTTTGAGACAGGCTGCGCTTCTCGCGCCACGGCTTGACCTGAAGGCGGAAACATTGCCCGGCATCCAGCAATGGCTGAATCTGCTGGCCGATGGCCGCGAAGTTACCGCGATGGAGTTTGATGCCGTCTACTGGCAGAGTCATGCGGCCTCCTTAACGGAAACCGCAGAATGCAGAAAATCGCAGGTGCAGTTAAGCATCTGTGACAAGGTGAGGAGTTCAGATTGTGGTCGCATTTAAGTCCCCTTAAATGCGCAGAAGTCACCGGAGTTGTTCAGGCTCCGATGACATGATTATGGACGGTTGATTCAATAAAATCAACGCGAGAAAAAGGCCTCCGGAGAGGCCCTGGCTGTCGATATGGGGATTCCCATATCGCTTGTATGGCAGTTACACCAAATCGGGCAATTTGAAGCCTGCCATGTCTTCCGCCCGGATTGGAGGTGATAGGCAGTCAGCAAACACCAGGGTGCCATCGAGCAAAATCACGAAACCCCACCCCATAAACAGGTTGGCACTACACCAGTCAGCCTTTAGGGGCACATCTGGCATCTTGTCTGGAAAGACTGGGTAATGCTCAGCCAGCCACTCCATTGCGTCGCAGCGATTGAGAGTATATTTGTCGTACATCATGCCTCCTGCTGCGGTGCTGCTGGCAGCGGCATCCAGTGGGTTGGCTTGCAGTAGCAATCAAAGCCGTGTCCGTGTGCTGACCCGCCAACGTACGTTGCCATCTTGATTAATGGATCATTACTTTCCGGCGCGTCTGGACGGTACGCCAACACTTGTTCCCCTGCGGAAGGCATCCGCTCAACGCAAGCCACCCAACCATCCGGAATCACCGGAGAGTTGCCGCTCACAGCCTCCTGAAAGCGTTCAAGCTCCACGTACTCCTGGCATGACCAACCGCCATCAACAAAATCACGAGCTTCAACAGCGTCGAAAGTGAATGATGTTTCGCTGCCGGTTGGCGAGGTTAAGCCTTACAGGTCTGCTACCGGCTTAAACTGTGTGGCTGGAATATTTTCCGGAATATTTTGCGGTTCGTTTTGTGGTCGATCGGCACCCCGAAGCATGGCGGCGCGGCAGGCGTTCCAGCCGACTGCTTTTCCATGCTCAAACGCGCTGTCAAAGTCATCATCCATTTCCATCGCATCAGGCACAGATACCGGCGCTGGAGGGGCGGCGCGATACAGAAGCACATCACCCATCTCTGTTCTGGATGCTGGCCATACGTCTGCATCGGAGCCAGATTTGAGATAATCAAGATTAGCCTGGTCGATGACGCACACAGGCTCCGCTTCGAGCGATGCCAGCGCGATACGGGCCAGCTCTGCAATTTCTTCGCCGAGAATAGCCCCGACATTTTCACGTCTGGATAATTCCGTCAGTCTCTCTTTGGTGAATGTCATGGGTTAGTCCTCCCCGTTGATGCGGATGCCAGCGTCGTGCAGCGCCTCAAGCACTTGATGCTGCTTATAAACCATTTCCGCTTGATACGACTCGTCGAAATCAGTTCGATGAAGCATGCTGTAGCGCTGCGGGAGCTTCACCTCGCGCGCCTTCAGTTCAGCTACCCGCTTCTCTGCGTCCTCAGCGCGAGCCAGCAGTTTGCTTACGCGCTCCGTGCTCATATCGATAACCTTGTCCTTGTCCTGGCGGAGGATATCTATGCGCTTCTCTGCGGCTTCCAGCTCATCCAGCAGCGCCCGAACTACATCGGCGGCCTTCTGGCACTGATCAACAATGCTCACGTCACAACCGGTATCGAATCCGCCCTTAGTTTCAAAGCGAAGCTCTACAGTGTCGCCGTCGATATCTGAAGGTTCGAACCCAGCAATGTTTTCCAGAATGCCGATAGTGCTTTCTGCGCTTTCACGCAGCGCCTGTTTGTTGATGTTGCTCATTGGGCGGCTCCTTCAAATTGGTAAGAAATTTTAATTCCCAGCTTTTTAGCCATGGCATGCTCAGCGACAGCACCTTCCGACTCTTGCCACCCATGCAGCATGTGAATGGCGTCGGCGCAGCGAAGCATCGCCAGGCAGATGTCCATATACTCACGCTGAGATAAACCATCCGGGAGCGTGGCCGGATTTAC